TCTCGCGCTACTAGCTCATAACGCCAAAGCCAGCGGTGCCAGTACGACCGGAAGCCATTAGGGTGATCGCCGAACCAATGTGCCTTCCCGCCGGTCGCCTGCATGTCGTATCCGAGGAGAACTATTCTCCGCGCACCGAAGTGGCACGCCAGGTTGATCGCCTGAATCCCAGAGTTCGATCCTTTGTGGATGTACGCCGGATCTCGCGAGAGCCCGTCTGCATCTCTGCTTTCGATGTATTCCAGACCGTATTTCTCGGCCGACTCTTTATCCTGAGTTATCTTTCGGCCCCGGAACGCTTTCACCCGTTCTGCGTGCCAGTCCCACCATATCGGGTCACTTGCATAAAGGACATCTGCCCACGGTGCCATCCGGTAATTGTCGTTTATGCAAAGGACACGCTGTCCCTCTAGGCTCGCCACGTCCTCTTCGGTCAACGAAGGGCCAGAGGCGATAAGAAACCAATTTGGTCGCGTATCCACGAACCGCCTTGTTCTGATAGTTACTGAACACGTTTCCCGGCCCTCACTTCTGCCGCGTACAGTTTCAGAATTTCCGAAGCCCACGAAACTAGATCCTCGGGACGTTGGCCGCATGGTTGCGTCTTGACCCACAACTCCAAATTCTCAGAGCGGTTGTCGTCACGAATTCCATTCACGTGATGCACGTTTTCGTTCTTGCGCAGTTTTCGCCTTAGCTTCCGTTCCATCACAAGGCGATGCGTGCCGATTTGGCGCTGAACACCGCTCACCAAAACAGACGTGAAGTGATAGCCGTTGTTCTTCGTGCCCGCGCCGCGTTTTCTGTTTGGCGTCGAGCGCCCGCCTGTGGCAGATCCATGCTTCCAAAAATGATAATAATGATTCTGGCAATAACCTTTTGCGAATCGATGACCATTACATCCTGCGGCTTTGCATGTGTCGCTCTTAGAGAAGAAACGACCAGTGTCTTGATCTCTGTCGAGAGCAGTTTTCAATGGGTCGCCGTTTCTTCGCCATCTTCCGTAATGAATAGCGCAAAGTCCCTTACAAATAATTCCCTTGCCACAACCAGGGACAGTGCATGACTGTCCTTTCTGAGTTTCTCTCTTATAGAGAGGGTCTCCGTACCTTTTGAATTTCTCGTAATGCTTACGACAGAATCCCTTTGCGTTAAAGGGATCGTTACAGCCTTCAACCTTGCAGGTAGACATGGGACCACTCCATCACTAGGAATGGCCCCATTCTACCATTTTTGTTTCAGATACGAAATGACCTATGAGGCGATCATCTTAAGCCACTTAACTGCGTCATTATTTCTGGGAATTCCCCCGGCCCGTTGCGCCAGAAGGAAATTCGTGAAGCCAGGCACCGTCACCTCGTCGCGGATCATGCTCATCACGCCAATCCTCGCGAAGGTGTACGCGCGCCGGAAGTCGCCGTAGGCGATCGGAATCGCGCTGCCCGCGTAGTTCGCCATGTCTTCCCAGACGATCACGGGCTTGCCGAGCAAGAGATCAGGCAGACCAGCCTGGACGCTCGGCTGCCAGAGGTACTGGCCCGCCGTGTCCTTCTTCTGGCGCAGCTTGCCCATCGTGACCGAGTTCATCGCCCACTTGGCATTGGGCTGATACGGCCGGCGCACCGCCATTTGCAGGTCGATCAGGTCGTCGAGGTTGGGCTCCGTGGTGATCGGCGAAGACGCAGTCGCGATGTACTCGAAGACCGCCGCAGCACGCATCGGGGATGCGTAGTCGTCTGCGTTGGTCGGCGCGCCAGTCGTCATGCCGGTAGGCTGAGACGAGCCGGTGCCTGCGTGAATCGCAGTTGAGATGCTGACCGCGAACGTATCGGCCGCATCCATCGTCAGCCAGCCCAGGACATCGAAGAAGAGATCCTGAAGCGACCAGTTCGACGCCCTCGGGAACGCATAGAGCTCGCCGTGAGTGATCGTCACCTTGCGCAGATTGGCCGCGCGGGACTGGCTTCTGCTGCCGGTCTCCGAAGACCATCCGCCATTTGCCCCTGCGATCGTCACCAACTCGTTGTAATCCGGACTACCCGCCGCGACGTTGTTGACCTCCGGAAGAATGTCGGAGAGCTTCAGAACAAGCTTTTCGATCGCTTCGGAGACGATCTTCGGAACGGCATTGCCGCCCTGGAGCGCCGTACCGGAGAGCACTTCATTCGCCTTGATCTGCTTCTCGAAACCCTTCACCTCAGACTCAAGGGCAGAATCCTTGAAGCCGCTGCGCAGATACTTGACCCATGTCTGCGCATGCTTCTGTTCGAGCTGCTCGGCGGGCGTGCCCTTGGGGCGATCGGACAGCGCTTCGAGGATTTCGATTCGCGTCTTCTGCCCCTCGTTCTCCTTGTTAAGCGAGGAAGTCACCTTGAGCAATTCGTCGATCTTCTTGTTCCAGGCGTCGGACTTGATCTCAAGTTCCTTCGCTCTGGACTCGTTGCCGTTCTTCATCTCGGCGATGCTTTCGTCGTTCGCCTTGCGCATCTGCGTTACGGCTTCACCGAACTCTTCGATTTTCTGTAGGATTTCGTTTGCCATGTTCATCTCCTGAAAATTCGTTGATAGGACATCGCCAGGTCTTGCAGGATCATTCGATCCTTGAACCCGGTTAGCCCCGCTATGACTTCAAGGTCATCCGGCGTCGCGCTCGGCTGACTAGCATGACCATCAGGCTCGCCCTGGTGATCGGGTTTCGATTCCGGCGTCGCGCTCGGAGCCAATTCAATGAAAAGATTCTTCGCGCACTGCATTGCCAGTACGCGGCTAAAACCCTTGGAGCGCAAATGCCGCTCCGCATCTCGTTTCAATTCTGCCAGTTCCTTGTCTGTTGGGACGTATTCACCACGGGCAGACAATCGTGATTTGACATGCGCAATCTGCGCTTTCGGATTCATCGGAATGGCGACGATGGAAACCTCGAACAGGTCAACCTCATTTAGCAACCGCACGCCATCAGAGGTGTAATCGACACCGCCTTGAGTAGGCACATAGCCTATCGAAAGACCGCCAACCGCAGCCATCTTGAGGAGCGTATGGACCTCTTTCCCGAGGTCTGTTTGCGCGAGTTCTCCTTTGACAGGCAATCCAGTGTCGTCTTTTATTATGTCAAGCCATTTTCCCGGGATGCGCGTCTGATCGTGCATCCAGAACATCGCCGGGAACGTGCCTTCGGATTTGTGCTTCGCAAGCGTGCGGGCAAACGCCCCGGGCATAAGAACATCGCCACCGAGATCGACGTTGCCGAATACCGCACCGTGCCCCTCGAATTGCATGCTTGAGAGCGACTTGATTTCCAGCCGCGTCGTGATTCGCATAGGATTCTCCATCTATGGGGCCGGAGCCTGGGAACTGCTTGCGGGCTTCGCAGATTGCGTCTGGATCGATTGCTGGAATTCTTCCCCTCCAGGATCGGTCCTCGGCGGATAGCCTTCGCGCTCGCGCCAATCGTTGGGCACAATCACACCATTCTGGAGTTGGATCTGCAGCCCCTGCTGGCGATCTATGAATGCCGCGCGCAGCTCCGCATCCAGATTGAAGCGTATCTTCAGACCGGCGTTCCTGTCGGCAGGGGTGAAAAAGTCACGCTCCATCGGTGCCTCGAACGACTGCGCCACCGGCATGATGACGTTGAGCGTAAAGTCCCCTGATTGCTGTTCGATATTGTCGTACTTGCCTGAAACAAGATCACCGACGTGGTAGGGTGTAACACCAAAAGCTCCGGCGATGATGGTCCGTTGCAGTTGGCGCGTTTCAAGAAACTGCGCTTTGTCGTTCTCAACCTTCACCGGATCTCTGGCTTCAATCCCCATCGGAAGCATGAAAGCACGGTGGCGTTTGTCTCCCCTGAAGGCGTTCTGAAAGGTCGCGACGAATGCGTCCTCGTCCTCCGGAGTTTTGAATCCCTTGAACCCTTGTGCGTATTGAAACATTATCAAAGGCACGGCGCCGTTTGCGAAAAACGTTTCGCCATATTTCTCTGCGGCAATCTCCAGTCCTATCGTCGTCGCTACGTCATTGACCGGAGAATCTCCAGAAAAGAAATCTCGCGAGGGACCGCGGACGAAATGCACCTTGTCGAAAGACCATTCCTCTGCCCCATACCT